TGATTCAATGCTTCTTGAATCTGGTCAATTAACTCTTGGGTTAGTTTCATCTATTGGTGTTTTTGTATTGAATATTATCTTTAATTGTATTATAATCAGAACTAGTGCCACCTGCACCCTCCTCAACAACCATGACCTGATCGTATCCTGTTCTTTCTATTATCTTGGTTTTTATCTCAAGTTGTTTCTTTTCCTTCTGTATGCGTCTGAGAAACGCATAATAGATTATCTGTGTAAAGTATGCGAATGGATTAGAAGACTTCTCAGGATTGAAATTATGAATGTATTGTACGCAATTTTCTATACCATCACCTATCATGTCCTCTCTAAACATATAGTTTACAAAGTTTGGTTTATATGAAAGATGGGTTGCTATCTTAAGAAAACACTCACCAAGGTAGTTACTTATGGGAGGTGGGTCGATGCCCTTCTCTTTTGCGATAGCACATTTATTACGATATACAATCATTGCTTCTAACAATTCCTTGTTATTCACATAATGATCTGATCTTTTGCGAGGCATTTAATGCTCCTTTCTGTGTATATTATAACACAGCTTGACAACAATGCAAAATGTATGTACAATAGCCTTGTAGGCGTTTCAAGATCATACTGTAGTTGATATTCCAGGTTTATCTATAGCAAATATTTTTTCTAAAGACACTCTAGCAGTATCTACATTACCTAATGAACCCATTTTAGGAGTAGGTTCTACACGGTTGGCGGTCGTGGATTTTCTTCCTAAGTTATAATGCTCATATGCTGCTACCATCTCATGATCTTTATCTAATTCTTTTAGAGTAATAATTTTATCAAATGACAAACGATATATTTCATCATCCTCTGGGATAGTTATCCAAGGAACTAATCTAACTAATGTGCTTGTACCTTTATGAGTCAACTCTACTTTTAGCGGTTCGGCAATAAAGAAGCAAGGTTCTACACCACTGTCATCCATAGTGGTTGTTGCAATAATTTCTTCTCCAGAAACTAATTTAAAAACAAAGTAGGAATCTTCTTTTTTCATTTTTTATCCCTTAACGATACTCGTACAAGATCATAATTAAAGTGTTCTTCATTATATATTTTAATTCTTTCTACCAAATGATTCAGCGTATAATTTCTTTTTGTCTCTGTATTTGGTAAAGTCACTGTGCAATCGTCTGCAATATCATACAGAGTTGCTTTAAATTTATTAGATCCTTTTCTTAGAACCCTACCAATACTCTGTAAATTGCGTATTCTACTCTTGCTAGGAGATGCAAAGATGACATTATGTAAGTTCTTAATGTTAATTCCTGTAGAAAAAGTGCCATAAGAGGCAACAATGATCGCATTTGTTTCTTTCTCTGTTATCTCACGAACTTGTTCTCGATCTTCAACATCTACTCCCCCGTGAATGAAGAATGTTTTACGATCATCAGTATTTATGAGATCGTATATGATCTGACCGTGGGTTTCTACCCTAGAATATAATATTAAAGTGTTACCTTTAAGATCTAATGCTAAATTTTTAATGAATTTATTTCTTTTTTCATGCGATATAAGGTATTGTATCTCTTCCTCATAGGTATCAAAACATACTTTACCACTCATAGGATGTTTTAACAGTATAATTTTAGCATTTAACTTAGCAAGATATCCCTTTTCCATCAATTCATGTGTCTTAACTGTCTTATATGAAGGTCCGAACAGTCCTTCTAACACAAGTTTATGTGTCTGTGTACCATCTAGTGTCCCAGTAAAACCATAACGATACTTTGCTTGATGAAGTTTAGTCATAATTTTTACGAGCGACGCTGATTTAAACTGATGTGCTTCATCACCAACAACAACTTCAAACTTCTCAAAGTATATCTTAGGAAGTTTATAGATAGATTGCCAGGTAGTAATAACAACAGGAGTATCTACTTCTTTTTCACGACCCGCATAAATTTTAGAACAATATGTATCAGCATCCCAACCATAGGATACGAAGTCCTTATGCATCTGCTCTACCAGAGATGTCGTTGGAACAACTATCAGAGTCTTTTTCTTTTGCTCTGCGAAGTACCTCACTAATGAGTAAATCATCAACGATTTGCCAGAGGCTGTTGGGCTTATCAATAGTCTTCTATTGTGTCGTAGAGCATCGTATACTCCCTCAATTTGATAAGTTCTTGGAGGAATCTTAGATATAGCATTCATATAATCTTTGACACCCTCCATAGAAATCATATCATTGACTTCAAATGGAGTACCATAGAACTTACTGTCTTCAAATTTATAATCGTAATTATGATTCTTACAAAACGATACTATCTTGTCAAGTAATCCAACATATATTTCTCCCTTTTGTAAATTAAATAATCTTATCTTACCATCCCAATGTCTTTTTCTATACTGTGGCATGTATTTTGCACCAGGTATATCAAATGTAAATTGGTCAGATAACTCATGAGCAACATGAGGTTCTGATACAATCTTTAAATAGACTTCATTCTTTTTTGAGATAATAATGTCTGACATCATCCTGATAGTTTTTGCCAATCAATAATGTTTTTTAATTGAAACCCTCTGCTATTAATCTGTTTGATAATATCTTCCAAGTATGTTAACATTACATCGTAATATCTTATCTTCAGCGTTATGGTCTGTACCTTGTCATCAGCATCCATGTACCTTTTTACCGAATCTTTCTCTCTTACTTTATATGGAAAAGGTTCGGCCTGATACACTGAGGGGTCGGATTTTCCTGTGTAATAGTTGTGTCTTTCTAGTCTAACCTTAGACTCTTGTGATATTGCTTTCTCTTTTAATAACTTTAGAGCATTGTAAACATCCCAATACTTTGCGTGTAACATTGGGATCTTTGCTGCTTCGTCGTGTATTTTGAATTGATCAATCTGTGAGTCAGTTTCCCACATACTTTGTATAGTTTCAAGATTCATCGTGAATTAATAGATGTAGTTCGCACCCTAAAGTTTGTGTCTAGGATTTCATAGATCAAATATTTGAATGTAACTGTTGCTGTAAAATAAGAGTAATCAGAATCACCTGCTGTAAACTCCAATGTAGATAGTGATACTGGAAACATGTCACTAAATTTGACATATGCCATTGGGTTAAAATTACTGTTTAATACAGTAAGAGTGCCATCACTAAATTGTTTTAAGTTATCTATCTCTGAAGTTTCTCTATCTTTTGCTAAAGTTATAAATTGATCAACTGACTTGGGATAACCTAATGCATAGATCCAATTATGAATCTCTAGATAATTTTCTAGATTTTCATCTACTAAAAATTGTAGAGTAAGATCTTCAAATTGTATTTGATCACCTGGTACAGGAACAACTTTTAAATAATTTCCTACATCAATATTACCCAACTGTATGCCAGGTATTCTTGTAGAGTTAGAGAAAAAATCTACCTTTGGTGCTTTAGCAAGATTGAACTGAAACCCTGATGGAGACAGAAAATTCCTATTCTTTATTTGTTTGTCGTAAAAGGAATTAGTCATTCAAACAGTTCTTTCCTACTGTTATTTAGTCCTCTTTTTTATCGTTTATTTTTTCAATAAATTCTTCGTCAGGAGTAAAGATAACAGGTCCTTGTGCTATCACCTCTCTTAATTCTTCTAGCAAGTCTGTGTCATCATCCATAACATTGTTTAATAGATGTTTATATTTATATTTCAAGACAAAAAAAAGACCCCCGAAGGAGTCTTTTGAAAAATATGTAATATCTGAATTACATGAGGTTTTGAACAACAGTTCTCTGGTAGTATCTGTTACTGTTAGAAGTAATTCTACCAAGACCTTGTGTAGTTCCTTCTGCAAATGGGTTTGAAACAAGACCATATCTTGTCTTGAAACCAATTTTAGGTTGGAAACTGTTCTCTCCCACTGCTCTTACCATCTGTAGTGGTACATATGGGCAGTAGAATAATCCTGCGTCGTAAGGTGATGTACCTTTGTATCCAACAACATAGTACTGGTTAGCAGCACTGTTTGCTGAGAATGGGTCAATGTACACTCTGTACTTACCGTTGATTGTACCTGCAAATGTATTGCCTGTGTCATCAACTTGTAGGTTAGCATTAAGTGCAGGAGTGTAATCAAGTACACCTGCCATTGTTAGTGCGGAAGCAACATCAGCTGAAGTTAAGATGATGTTCCCTTTGCCACGACGAGTTCTCTGTGCGATTCTGTTGGCATCTCTTTCGATATTGAACAGAAGTCCTTTGAACTTCTCAACTGACCATCTACCATTGGAGTCAACATCTAGGTTAAAGAAACCGTTGTTTGCAACATTGACCTGTGAACCTGCTTCAGCAGTTTTGTAGATAGTTCTGATAACTTCTCTGTTAATTTCAGCAAGGATCTCTGAAGAAAGTATGTTTGCTAACTCTGCCTCAGCGTTCAATCCGTGGATTGCCTTAAGGTCTTGAGCAAGTTCCAAACTGTACTCTGCTTTTAGTGCTCTAGACTTAGCAGTAACAGTAACTTTCTCGATGCTGAATGCCATCTCGTTGAAGTCACCGTTAACTCCATCGCCTAATGCTTCAGAGTCTCCAGTTGCCATACCTTGACCAACTGAGTACTGTGCTTGTACAGCATCAGAAGCGTTGTTCTCAAGGATTGCAGGGTTTGTTCCTCTCTGTGTACCAGTAGAACCGAAACCAACTGTACCATCGTCGCCAGTCTCTGCAGTATAGTTACCTTGAGTTGCCTGACCAATGTTGGTTCCTGCCTTGTTAGCAGAGAATGCTGATTCTGGTTCGTTGAAGAATGCTTCGTCCCCAGACTGATTTGTAAATCTAGATCTCATTGCGAAGATCAAACCAGTAGGTCCGTTCATTGGTTGAACACCTGCTAACTCGTATGCTACGAGGTTAGGCATTGAACGACGGATTAAACTGATAAGAACTGGGTCGAAACCTGCTACAGGACCTGAAGCGGTTGCTGTACCACTGAAACCACCTGATGCACCAACAGCATTACCAGAGTTGGTAGGTGCTGCCTCAGTTAGCATTGAGGTTCCGTTCTCAAATGCAGATTGCTCTGCTAAAAACTTTTCTTGGTTCTCTAAAAGAACTGCGGTTACGGATCTGCGGTGAGCGTCCTTAATAGGATCTACTCCATCTGCATCTAGCAGAGGAGCCCACTTTTCCATAATCTTTTCGGCATTGTACATTGTACTTTAGAATTGAATTTGTGGAAATTGTTATTTGTTCTTACCACCCAAACTTAGGGCAGATAAGTATGAATTCATAGCAGTAGAGTTTTCTACGCTAGGATCATCATTTGCTATACCTTCCGAAATGGTTTCGGATTTATTGCTTGAAACCTTTGACTTGTTATTACTTGGGAAATAAGATTCTCTTAGTGTAATAACTTTCTCACGGTAAGCGTCTTCACCCTCAAACTCTATTCCTTCAGCTAGAGATCTTAACTTCTCTTTTTGTGTCTCTGCCAGTCCTTCGGATACTTCACTGAAAATACCATCTGCTGTAGATTCTCCGAGTCTCTGGTTGAGAGAGATGTTTTTCTCTATCTGCTCATTGAGCTTGCCTTCCATATCATCAAGTTTATTTACCATGCTTTCTAGCACATCATATTTGTCGTCAGGGATTGATACATAATGATCTTCAAAAAGTCCCTTCATACCTTGAAGGAATGATTCAGTCATTTCGGTCTTAAGACCATGCTCGACTTCAATCGCATTTTCTTTGAGCCACTCATCGGACACATACTCAAGGTATGCATCTGTACGCTCAACTAACTCAGACTTAACACCCTCTAGGTGCTCTGTTAAAGTCTTCTCGTATTCTTCGGTCATCGCTTCTTGAATTTCGTTAACCTTTGCGGTTACCGCAGCTTCAAAAATTGTTTTAGCTTTTTCTTGGAATTCTTCTGAAAGTTCCTCACCACCGAATAACGCATTAAGGTCTTCTTCTACATTGATTGTAGGTGCTTCCTCTTCGTTCACTGTGGTTTCCTCTGTATCAGGGTTTTCAGCAACAACTTCAGCAGACTCATCTGCGTCAACATTGTCACCTTGCTTTAGGACTTCTGTTCCTATAGACTGCATTCCTTGTGCAGGTTTTGCACCTTTATTGACGATATCTTTTACCGTCTTAACTGATGCTGCTTTAAGTGCAGCAGAGTTATCTGTGGACTTGTAGTTCTGAGGTGTAGGTCCTCCGAGATCCTCATAAGATGCTGATGCTCCAGGTGATGTGGAGTCGTCAACTTTCTTCATAGGATCGCCAGCTTTCGCACCCCTTGTTACAGGATTGTCCATTTCGTTTAATTCCTTAGCGGCCATTTCCGATGTTCTCCGAATAGATCTTAGTTAATCTGTATTTATTTAGTGATCTTATAGATTTGATAAGAACTGTTGGAACAGTCCTAACTTGTTTTCTTCAAGTTGTTTATTATCTACAAGAGTGTTTACTTGTCTGTAAGTTTTTCTTGCGAGTTGTTCTCTGACAACACCGCCATCCCAAACCCAGTCTTTTCCTTCCATTATTCCTTGAACGAAAGCATCAGGGGCAGAAGGATCAGCAACGATATCAGCAGCAGTAGCAAGAGTAAAGTCGTCAGAAACAATTTTTACTCCTTCATTGTTTGTTGCCAATGTGCCAAGACCACGAGAGGAAACTCCAAGTTTTACTCCCTCGTCAATCAAGTTTTGTGCTATCTTACCCATAGGAGTAGATAGAATTTTTGCTTTACCCACATAATTAGATCCACTTTCTTTAAGTGAAACAATTTTATGCGAGACACGATCGAGGTTGACTGTAGGACCTTCTGGGTGACCAAGTTCGCCAACTGCACGACCAGACTCCACAAATGCTTCATTGTATCTTCCGACTTCTCTGCGTAGAGTGTCCATTGGATACATTCGACCGTTGCGGTTTTTGATATCTCCTTGTAAAAAGATACCTTCAATAAACATAGATTTTTTACCGTTTCTATTTTCAACGATAACTTCTACATCATCTATCTGTTCTGTGATTAACTTCATTGGTTTAGTTAGTAAATCCTACCTTAGCAACTTCAACAGCGTTGCCTGTTACATAGATTTTGTCCGAAGCGTTTTTCTCAACCAACTCAGATGTGTTGTTTAGTTGAGTAAAAGAACCAATGATATTACCGCTAGAATCTGTGCGAATTACCACCGCATTACCTGCAGTTGCTACCACTCTAACCACAGTTGCTTTATCAACATCTGTTGCCTGACCACTACCTGTCGATAGTGCTGCTTTTTGTGCTAGAGGTAATAATCTAGTCATTAGTTCCTTCCTCTTCGGGTTGATCTTCGACTTCAGTTTCCATCTCAGCTTCTACTTCTGGTTCCTGTAAGTTACCAAACAGATCATTAGAAGCATATGGACGCAAACCATCTATTCTTTCTGCAGATTTTGCGTAAAGAATATCTTTGATTTGATCACTAATGTCGGCAGCAGACGCATCTGTTGCGATCATATTGACGAGTTCTTCCATCATAATTTATTATACTGATAATGTTATTTATATCTCGCCTTCGTTGGGTTTAGGCATATTCTGCGGTTGCGGTGCAGGAGCACCTTCTTCATCACCCATTTGTTGCATAGGATCACCCATTGCCTGTTGCTCAAATTCCAACATTTGTTGGTTTGGATCAGGTATTACACCGTTAGCAATTTCCTCTTCTATTTGCTCATCTATTTCTACAATTTCTGCGTCCTTTTGTCGCAATACATTTCTTCTAACATACTCTGTAGAATAATATCTACCGACATAAGGTTCAACCATACCAAGTAAACCTAAACGACCCTCCATCAATTCTTTATCTTTTAATTCTGCGAAATGATTATCATAGATAAAGTCAAACTGGATGTGTTCTGACATGATCTCCCAATCTTCGGGAGTCACAATATTTTTAAGAAGTAATTGTGTTCTTAGAAGATCTAAAAATATCTTACCAAAACGCTTACGCAATCTACCAACAAACTTACTAAACTTAAGTTCATCTCTTAGTATCTCTGATGATCTACCTAAATTAAATCCATCACCAGATCCCGCAATTCTTGACTCAGGAACTCCTAGTGATCTGTATAATTTAGATTGGAAATACTCGATGTCCGCAAGTTCTCCAAGGTTTTGTCCGCCTGGTAATGTTGTGATCTCAGTTCCTCTACCACCTTCTCTACGAGGTAACCAGAAATCTTCTAACATAGACATATATTTTTTATCATCTCTTACCTCACCAGATGCTGAGTCATAGACTAATTTATTTCTATAACGAGACATGACATCACGAAGATATTGTTCTGCCTTTATCTTAGGAAGATTACCAACATCAATATAAAATATTCTTCTCTCAGGTGCTCTTGATAATCTGTATATTACAAGACTATCTTCAATCATTCTAAGTTGATTGAGTGACTTGATTGCTTTTTGTAAGTATGATAATACAGTTCCTTTGTTTCTATCTACTAAA